AGCCTGTCAAGCTGGGTGTCTGTGCGCTTCGATTCGTCCTGGACCTCCTTCTGAGTTCCTACGAACTTGTCAAGCGTCGAGTTGATCGCGTTAAGGGCGTTCTTCGCTTCGTCGCGGGCGCGAATAACTAGGTCTACATCACGGCGGGCCATGCTCTATTTCTCCAGGAGGCGGTTGATCTGTTTCTGGAACCCCTTGTTCGCCTTCTTGGACAATACACCAGAAACGGCACCCTGGAGAAGCGTTGCCTGGGTGACATGTCCATTATTGACCCTGCGGATAACAATGGACGCTTCGTCCATCAACATGCCAAGAGGGTAGAGGCGGGCCTGGGGGTGGCCGTGGTCCAGGAGCAAACTGACGTTGCCCCTGAGATTCCACATGAACGCCTTTAGGCTTCCGGGAGACTCGGGACCCTGACGATCCCGAGCAAATTGCTCAAGACCCCCGCCCCCTCGATCACGGTCTCCAGGAGTTTTTTTACTTCGTCCTCCGAGTGGAAGGTGAGGGCGGCCACGGCCAGAAGCGCATTGATCTGGGTGATGCCGGGGAGCTTGGCGACCTTCTCGAACTCGTCGGGTTCGTCATTGGCGCGAGCGATGATGTGAGCCACCACGTCGGGGGCCTCAGTCATGAGCGCCTTGGCAAGCTGGTCGGCGGGGGGCATCTCGCGCCGCTCTACGACATGCTCACGGTAGAGCTTGTCCAGCACGGCGGCGTGGTCCTTGAAGATGGTGGACACGTCCAAGAACGAGAGGCCACGAACGGTGAGCGTGACCCCTTTGGCGACTTCGACCTCTTCGGTCGGGATGGCAATATCGGAAAGCGAGCCCATGGGGCGATCCTCCTGGCGGTGTGAATAGGATCGGGCCGAGACCCCGGCGGTCCCGGCCCGAAACGGTTTCGTTTACGAGCGGACGGGCTGGCCGTCGACGTAGATGGCTTCGCCCGAGGACGGCTTCAGCGCCTCGATGCTGAAGGGAATCTGCCGCCACTCGTCGCCCTTCAAGGCCAGATCACCGTTCGGGGTGATCTTGACGTAGGGAAGGAAGATGTCGCGGTCGTCGCCCTTCGGGTTGTCTTCGATGAAGCGAAGCGCCCCCTCGACGGGTTCCGAACCGGACAGCACACGCACCGACGAGGCGGCGTCGATGGTGAAGCTGACGGTGATGTCGGAACCGTCCGAGATGCCGCCGCCCTTCATGATCGCGATCATGCCGCGATCCGCGTCCAGGGTGTAGTCGGTGCCCAGAACGTAGGTGGTGCCTGCCGGGTTCGATTCGACCACGACAGACGAGACGCCGCGCGTCCCGACGCGGTTGTTCGAGGTCAGACCAAGCTGGAAGACATCTTCCTGGTTCGCGCCGTCGAAGTCTTCTTCCTGTCCGGTGGCCTCGACCTGCGTGAGCGTCACGGTCGAACCGAAGAAGAACAGCGCCACGTTTTCGGCGTTGATGTCGTCGCAAACTAGGGAGCCGGTGCGCGTGACTTCCAGGGGCACCGAGTCATCCTTCTCACGGATGCCTTCGTCCGACGAGAAGTGATCGAGCGTTTCCGACTCGATGGTCAGGTTGAACTCCGGCGTGTTCCCGATGTAACGGAACGGGCCGGGGGTCTGACCGCTCGTGAAGCGGGCAAAGTAGACCTTGCCGCGACCGAGCGTGTAGTTGGGGGTTGCGTTGGTATTCAGGGCCATTGTGGTGTCCTTTCTCTCAGGGTGTTCATCCGAACGGGTTAAGGTGGTCTTCTGCAAGCTCGAAGCTGACTCGGAGCCAGAAGTAGGCTACCGCGCTCACTTCGTCCGCAGGCCGAACAACCCCGCCGCCAAACGAGACGCCTACCACAGTATTCGCTTTCGGCCCAAAACGGAAGACTCGATGCGACTGGCGCTCGTCCTCCTTCAGACCGATCAAACGCTTCTTCACGTCTGCCATAAGCATGTGGGCTGGATCGGTGGGGTTCTTCTTGTCGTCGTCGACGAACCCCTGGACCATGAGGTCGTAGGGTCCGATGCCACTGGTCCCGCCAGTCGGGGCCAGATCGGTCTCGGGAGCGATGGGCTCTTCGAGGATCGACAGCATCGGCAGAGGGTCGTCCTCGCCGAAGAGGGTCCGACCGCGATAGACCCGCTCCAGGGGCTTGCCGCGATCATCCGTGGTGTCGGACATGTCCGAGTAATAGCCGTTGGCGGGCGTGATCTGCTGGAGCGCCGCCGTCAGGCTCTTCTGGACCCGGAGCCTGAAGGGCAGCGGATCATCGAAGGTTAGGGGGAAGATGTCGTTCAGGCTCACAGGGAAAGCAACCGAGCGAACTCGGCCTCCAGGTAATCGGCGGTGGGCTCGGCCAGATCGTCGGCCACGCCCTTGCCGGAGTTGTCGAGGAAGACCTGCTGAACGCTCGGCCCGTAGAGAAGGTAGAGGCCCTTGTCGAGCTTCACCTGACGGACCTTGTTGTCCAGGCGCTCTCCAGGCCGAAGCCGGATCGCGAGGCCCAGGTTGAATCGGCTATCGGTCAAGGTCGAACCCTGGGGAAGCCGGATCAGGAAGGCGCGGCGCATGTAGCTGGTCTGCCCAGGCTTGACCTCGACCGTCACCCCGGCCCTGCCAGGGGAGCCCTTGGAGAAGCGGGCCAGGGAGGTCGGGCGTCCACGCGCCGTGATGCGGGCCTCCAGGCTCGTCCTCTGGGCCTGCTGGGAGACCACCAGACGCCCGCCGGAGGGGCTGACGTAGCTCTTGGGGATATTGATCTGATCGGTGATCCTACGGGCCGCCTCGGCCCGTTGATCGCGGGCGACCTTGTTGATCGCCTGGACGGCAGCGAACTTGACCCTGGGGGCCAGTTCCTTGATCTCCCGCAGGGTCTCCACACCTTCGACCATGACCGCGAACTGAAACATGTCAGCCCCCCGGATAGTCGTATTTCGCCGCGTCCTTTTTGGACAGCCGCGAGACGGTGGCGGTGACGGTGATCCCATCTCGGGGGTCCACCGTGTCGATCTCGTAGGCTTCCTCGGGGCCGACCGCGTAGACGTTGCCACGCTTGGGGTCGTGCTCGTCAACGAGGAAGATCAGCTTGGGGATCGTTTCCCGGCGCTCGGCGTAACCCAGGCTCGTCCCAGCCAGATCACCGACCGCCTCGTCCTTGGAGTTCACGCGGCACCAAACCACGGTATAGGTGGAATCCGGGCCATCCACAAAGCAATAGGTCTCGACCCTCATGCGGTCATGAAGGCGAGCCCTTGCCTTGTCCTTGATGGCCCGGAGTCGGCTCACAGAACGTCTTCCTCTTCGTCGTCGTCCTCGCCGCCCTTTGCGGCCTTGTGCTCCGCGATCTTCTCGCGCAGCGTCTCGGCGGTCAGGTCCTTGCGGACGCCCGTGATCTTCAGGGCCTTCGCTTCCTTCAGGAGTTCCTGGCGCTCGGCCTCGACAGCATCGGCATCGCCGTCACCGTCGCCGTCCTGGCCATCGTCCTGGTCATCGTCGTCCTGGTCATCGTCGTCCTGGTCATCGTCCTGGTCATCGTCGTCCTGGTCATCGTCCTGGTCGTCGGTGCTAGCGGCGGCGTTGGGGTCCGTGGTCGCAGCGGCCTTCTTCTTTGCGGCAGCGACATCGGACTCGTCAGGGTCGACGCAAGCGCCCTGGCTCTGAAGCCATTCGAGGTCTTCGTTCGGGCAGTCGAACAGTTCGTTCGGTTGCACGACGTTCGACTGGCCGTTCTTCTTGGGCTTACCAAGACGAATTTGGTGGATCGCCCGCTGTTTGGTGGTTCCCGACATTGGTGGTCTCCTAGCTCTTCGGTTGATGATGGACAGGCGGCCCCTGGGAGCCGCCTGTCAGGGGATCAGGGCTTACGTGACGACGCGAGCCCGGAAGGTGTTGTTCGGGTTGATCGGGACCATGAGCGGGGCGCTCTGGGTCATCAGGATCGTCGCCGAGGGGTCGTCCTCGTCCCACATCTTCGGGAAGACGGGGAGCGGCTGGAAGGACGCCTTCTTGTCCAGGATCGCGCCGAACGCCTTCACGCCCATGACGTTCTGACCGATCATCAGCACATCGCGGGGGTCCATGTAGGGCATGACGGTGCCATCCGGGGCCTCGTAATAGTCCGAGTAGACCCAGACGCGGTGGTTCCGGGAGATGTTCCCCTTGAACTGCACCTTGTCGCCGTTGCCCATGCCCAAGTCGAGCGACGTGCCGCTGGTGTTGCGGATGTCTTGCTCCAGGAGCTTCTGGACCTTGGCGTCGTCCTTGAAGACGCGCCACGCCGCCGTGCCCATGATGACATCGGTGGCAGGGCCGCCGAACTTGGAGTCGGCCATGGTGTCGTTCCACTGGTCCAGGTTGTCGACGGGATCGACACCCGAGTCACCCCAGCGCGAGCCGGAACCGAGAACGACGGTGTGACCGGCGTTACGGTTGAAGTCGACGGTGGCCGTGGGGTAGCCGTCGTCGACCAGGGTGATCGAACCGTAGAGGATCGCCTGGGCCGCCATCCATTCCCAGCGACGTTCGATGTCGCCACGGTGCTTCTGGAGCACGGCAGCGATGGTCGCCAGATAGCGTTCGGACGGCGACAGGGGCCGCGCCTGACCGATCTCGCCGAGACCGGCGCGACGGACGAGCATGGCGGCGTCCTGCACCGCGTCCTTGGGTTTCAGGTATCCGGGCTTCACCGAGGTCAGGTTCTCTTCCGCGCGGAAGGTCGGGCGACCCTGTTGCGTCGGCAGAACCAGCGGCGCGAGATGCCGGTAGTTGGTGATCTTCGACCACTCGATCCGCTCCGTCGTGGACGTGTGCAGGCCGGGGAAGAAGGACAGCCAGAACTCCTGAACGGGCTCCAGGTCGCGGTAAACGCCCAGAAGCTCTTCAGTGTTGTAGACCGTGCGAGTGATGGTCATTGTGAGGTTCCTTTCTCTCAGATCAGGACCGAGGGGAGTAGGGGGGTCAGAGCCCCCTTACGACGCCCGGTTATACTTGTTGAAGGCGATGACGATGTTCGTCGGGGTGGCGGCACCACGGAAGGCCGCGATCTTCTTCGCGTCCGTGTTGTAGGTGTCGTCCCAGACGAGCATGTCGCCGTTGAAGTGGCCGCCCCGGATGATCTGGAGCGTCGGGTTTTCACCGGCACCCGTGGTGATGGGCGCGGTGGTGATGCCGATGGCAGCGGTCGTGCCCAGCACGGCAGGGATGATCCGCCCGCTGCCGTCGACGCCGACGACTTCGTAGACGGCGAGGTCCTGCGAGGCCGCAACCTCGAAGTCCTCGGTGTAGAACGCCGGGGTGTCGGACAGGAGGAAGTCGAACTGCGTGAAGTCCTCGGTGTCCGAGCCCGCGAGGTTCGGCGTGGTGAAGGGGATGTTCGTCATGGTGGTGTCCTTCTCTCAGAAGTGGGTGGATGGGTGAAGGCGTCCGATCAGGACGCCTTGCGGTCGCGGACGCGCCCGCCGCTGGCCTTGTAAGCCGACAGGATCGAGATGGACGCCTTGGAGCGGCCATCGGAGGACAGTTCCTCGCCACCGTCCGCGTCATCATCGTCGATGCCGCCGACCTGCGGGTTGTCTTCCTTGCCCATGGCCTCGGCGAAGTGATCGCGCTTCTTGCCCTTGGCATTGGCGGTCTCGTCTTCGTCCTTGGTGTCGGGCTTGGCCTCGACCTTCGGGGCATCCTTCAGGAAGCCGACGATCTGGTCGGCGGGCATGTCGGTCTCTGCCAGGAACTTGGTGGCAAGAGCCTCGCGGCCCGCGTAGTGCTCGGAGCCCTGGACTTCAGCGAACCGTTTGCGCTCTTCCGCACGGGCGTCAGAAGCGATTTTGGTCGCGTCAACCTGGGTCTCCTGGTTTTCGGTCTTGGTCGTCATAATCTTCTCTCCATTGTTGCGCGCCGCCAGGGCGGCCATTTCGGTTCGGAAATCCCCGATCCGGTCTGCGAAGCCCACTTCAACCGACTCTTCGGCATCGTAGACCAGGGCCTCGGTTTCACGGACTGCATCATCGGACATATTACGATTTCCCGCAACAGTCGAGACGAACATCCCGTAGAACTTGTCAACCCCAGCCTGGATACGCTTCTTCGCGTCTTCCGAGAGGGGTTCGTAACTGTTTCCATCGACCTTGTGCTTACCGGCCTTGATGAACGTGACCTTGATCCCAAAGTCCGCAAGCATCTCGGAGAAGTCGACGTGCATGACGACGACGCCCACCGAGCCGGTGGCACCAGAACTGGACACGACGATCTCGTCCGCCGCAGTCGCGATGGAGAAGCCCCCGGAGAGGGCGTAGTCCTGGACCATCGCCATCATGGGCTTCACGCCGCGCTGGTCCTTGATGAACTGCACAAGCTCGAAGTTCCCTGCGGCCTGACCGCCAGGGGAGTCGATGTGGAACAGGATGGACTGGACGGCGGTATCCGCCATGCCGCGCTCGACCGCGCGCTGGATGTATTCGTAGCCCGTGGCGTAGCGGCCCATCTGGTAGGACATGCGGTTGACCAGGGAGCCCATCACCGGGATCGTCAGGACCCCGTTCTTCACCTTGTAGGGCCGATACCGCTGGGCCATGTAGTCGTCGGAGTTCCAGAAGTCGTCGTCGTCAGCCGAGATGGCCGCCGTCAGCTTCTGGAAGTCCTCGTGGTCGACCAGTTCGCGAAGGTTCGCCGCGAAGGTCTCGATCTGGGTGTCCGCCACCAGGACGGGGCCATCGACGACACGTCGAACGAAAGCCTCACCGTTCCGGCGCGAAACGATTTCGGGGGTCTGCTGAAGGGGGGTCGCGTCAGGCATCTTTTTTCCTCTCGTCTTTCGCCTTGTCGTCGACCGTGCCGTCATTGGCTTCCCGGATGTCGCCCGACGCGGCGTTCATAGCATTGCTCTCTTCGGGCTCGATCTCCAGGTCTTTGAGGACACCTTGCTCGCGGGCGATCTGCTGGAAGACAGGCCGCCAATCCTTGCCCATACGCCCGATCTCTTCCTCGTAGGTCGAGAGGCGCATTTTGATCCGAAGGATGGCCGCCTGGGTCTCCTTCAATTCGTCGATCTGGCCGCGCGAAGCGCCGATCCAGTCGCACTCGCAGAACGCCTCCATGTTCAGGCCGTCATACATGTTCGGGACCGACGCGCCGTTCATGGCTTCGATCTGGCCCATGTTGACCGCTTCCTCGAACCAGAGACGGAAGACCATGGTGGCGAAGCGATCCGCGACCATCTTCTTCCTGGACTGCATGTATTTCCAGGTCTCGACCATCCCCGCGCGGGCGCTGGAATAGTTGGTCTCGCTGTAGTCCTTGGAAAGCTGTTCGTAGCTGACGCCCAGGCCAGCCGCGAGGTAGCGCAGAAGGGATTGCTCGAACTCGCCGCCCACGCCTCCAGGGTTGCCCATGGGCAGCATGTTCAGCTTGGTTCCAGGCATGAGATGCGGAATCTTCACGCCGTCGATCTGCATGTTGCGGGCATTGTTCGAGTAGGCCGCGATGGCCCCCAGGAACTGCTGGGCATAGTTCACGATGCTGGAGCCCACGTCGCCGCCGCCGAGGGACTCGAAGACCTGGGCAGTCGGGAGTTCCGACTCGATGGCCGCAGCGAACGAGGCGTTGACCACGGCGTTCTGGAGCGTGATGTCCCGGAACCGCTTGGTGATCCGCATT